TCAACCACAGTTCCCTTACCTTTATAATCCTGCATCATAGCAGGAAACCTTTGATGCCCCGGATAAACAAGTGAAGTGTCATTTACTCTACCAGTCTTCTTATTCCCGTTTCTAAGTGTTCCATATACAGCTAGTTTCATTCTTAGACCACGTCCCACTCTTTTTCACGTATACCGTTTTTCTTACTACTTTGTACGGGATTCTTTTTAACCTTTCTTTTGCTCTTTAATTCCATTGAATGTATAAAAAAATTCTCTGTAGCATCCAGTTCACTTATTACACGTTGAGTAATACTGTTGGCAACGTTATCATTTACCATATAAGTATCCAAAGACTTCTTTAATTCATCTTCTTTTAAATCATTATGCACTTTTAGTACTAAATCAAATTTAACTGTTTTCATTACGATTCTCCATAATTGAATATTAATCCGGGCATTTTTATTTCAAAGTTTTCATCATAAGATGAAAAGCATTCACAACATTCTACAGAAAAATAATCTTCTGAGACGTTGTACCATATAGATGAGTGTTCCCACATTGAGAACCCACATATCATACAATCTTTATTTCTCGACTTCTCTCGAAGCTTCGATGAGTTTTTTTGAATTTCCGCCTTGGATAGCATTTAATTGATCCTTTGTAAATCCTTGAAACAGTGTAACAGACTCAGTCCTCTTGTCGACCTCCATCATGCCACTTATTTGCATTAGTGTTTTAATAGCCTGTATCTTATCTTTGTCTTGAGCGCCTTCGTTATCCACAACAGATTTCATTTTCTCAAGCAAGTACAATGGGGTAATCTCAGCTTCGTGCAGAACTTTCTCTACTTCTTCGCTAATCAATCCTTTTATCCTTTCTGTGCTTAATAATATCTTTCCCTGATAATCTGCGTATTTTTCGTTATTAGTTGGATATGCTTTCATAAAAGCATCTGCGATACCATCTCCTTGCGCAACGAATTTTGCAAAGAGGAATTCCCTTCTGGTGGGTTTCTTCCTATGAATCTTTTGTTGGTATAGGGATGTTTCGTCAGAACCGAAAGAATACATATTCTTTCTAAGCTCTCCTTCCATCTTCACACTATCCCTGCAAACAAAAGAGCCAATAGCTGTCCTAATATAGTAATTACACACGCCCGTAGACTGACTGTTTCTAAGCTCACCCCGCTTTAGAACTTGACAGACTTTTCCGTCGTCAGTCGTTACCCAGCTACCTTCG